TGATGGCTTTTCTTGCAACCTGCATGTAACAAATAAACCAGATCAGATGGATCAATTCGGTCAGTTCTTAACTTGTGTAAGACCTGAAATGAATAAAGACTCGGTTATTGTAAGTGGTAAAACTAAAATACCGTATTCAATCGTACATCAATACGATAGAGTACCTGATTGGAAAAAAGTGATATTGAAAAATCTCAATATTGAAGATGAATCTGAATTCTTTACGTATAAGGTATAAACATGGGCAATATTTCAATTGTAACCGCTTTTTTTGATATTGGTAGAGGTGACTGGACACCTGATAAAGGTTTACCTCACTATCTGCAAAGAACTAATGACACTTATATTGAAAGATTCGGTCATCTTGCAACGCTTAACAATGAGTTAATTGTATTTACTTCTGAAGACTTAGTAGATAAAATTAAAGAGAAATGTGTTAATAGAAGTTCACCAACTCATATTTTGGCTATAGATTTCAAAGGTTCTTTTAAAGAACAGAGAGAGCTAATTACAAAGATTCAAAAAGATCCTAATTTTATTAAGATGATTAACCCATATCAAGTTAAAAATCCCGAATATTGGTCTGCTGATTATGTATTAGTTAACTATCTTAAATCTTATTTTGTTGAGTATGCAATTGCTCAAGGAGTTGCGACACAAGATTTAGTTGCATGGATGGATTTTGGTTATTGTAGAGATGTTTCAACATTAAATGGTAAAGAAGAATGGTCTTATGATTTTGAAGAAGATAAAATTCACTTCTTTGATTATAAAAATTATAACGGTCAACCAATACAAAATATTATTGCAAACAATGACGTACATATTCTTGGGGCTAAGATTGTTGCAGGTAAAAACATGTGGCCTAAACTTAGAGAGTTGATTGCTGGTGCATTTAAGAATTTAACTGATGCCAATTTAATTGATGACGACCAAACAATGATGTTATTAGCATCACTATATCAACCAGAAATATTTGTAAAGCATAGAATTATCGAATCTGCCCCATTTGTAATGTTTAAGGAGTATTGTCAATGAGGTATGTGTTTATAATAACTTCTGCATTAAATCCTACTATGGGGGTTTTTACTAAAGAGCAACGCTATGAGCAAACGCTTAATACAATTAAATCTATACGCAACAAAGTTCAAGATTCGGTAATAATTTTATCCGATACATCACCCAATCCTATACCTGAAGAATGGATAGATAATCTTAATAAATTGTGTGATGAAGTGATATGTTTACAAGATGATACTGTTAAATTTCTAACAACACATAATCTTAAAACACCATCTGAAATATACAATATGTCAAACGCCTTACAGCATTTAAAGCGTTTGAATTTAAGTGATATTAGTAGAGTTTTTAAGATTACCGGTAGAGCAGAACTTACTGATGATTTTGATATTTCATTTTATAAAAATTTAGATGTTAAAAATAAATATGTTTTTAAGAAAAGCGTAGTTTCATGGATGTCAAACCTAATGAAACTATATGATACAAGACTTTGGTCTTTTGATTATAGTAGTATTAATGAAGTTTCTGAGATTCTAGTAAAAGCATTTGAACTAGCTAACATCAGCGGTTTAGATATAGAACACGTGTACTATAAGCTAATTCCTGTTGAAAAAGTGGTAGAAAAAGACATTGTAGGCTTGAAATGTCTTGTGGCTTCAGATGGAACGATACGTAACGATTAAAAATGTATAAATAAGGATACGGTAACCATAGTGTGTTACAAATCAAAGGGTATCCATGTTAACATTTAAACAATTTATAGCAGAAGGTGGCAATGTCACGATTGGTGGTCATGCGGCCGAGAAGTTTGCAATTAACGCTGAAAATAGACCACACATTCAAAAAGATGTAAAGGATACTGCTATAGCAGTTGCCAATTCTTTTCATAAAGAACACCCAGGACATCATCTTTTCGGTAAAGATCATAAAGCACTAGAGACAGGTTCTGGTTATGCCGGTTCTACTCACCATTTGATGGATCCTAATATTAGCCATGAAGAGTTTCATAGAGGTATGACTGCAAAAGGTGATACCCATGCAAGACCTGGTGACATGGATTTTAAAGTGCCGCATGAGCATTTAGAAAAATTGAAAGCTCATCTAGATAAGCATATTGGCAAAAAATTTGGCCCATACAAATTATTATACACAAAAAATGGTGCAGGTCAAAAACATGCAATTATGCAACACAATAAGACTAAAGAAAAACATCAAGTTGATTTTGAAGGTTCCGATTATGAGAATGATGAACCATCACATGGTGACCGCTTTACTCATAGTTCTGATTGGCATGATAGGAAAACCGGTATCAAAGGCGCCCACCATAAGATTTTATTGAATGCCGCAGGCAGAGATAAACATGTATTTTCACCACAGTACGGTCTTGGTAAACGTGATGGAAAAAAACCATCCCCTAAAAATAGAACTAAAAACTCCCACGAAATCACAAAGGCTTTGTTTGGTCCTAAAGCCGATGAAAAGAAAATACACTCATTTCATGGGGTAACAGAGTTAATCAAAAAGCATATACCAAAAGAACACCACCAAGAAATTTACGATAAATTCAAAAGCAGAACCGGTAAAAAAGATATTTCTCATCAATTCAGCCATGAAGCCGCTTTGAGTCATTTGAAGAAGCATTTAGGTGTAGTAGACCATGAAGAGAACTCTTAACGAATTCTTCAGAACTATTTCTGAAGCCAAAACTGGTATAGTTGAGAAGTCACACTTCAAAGCTATATTTGTCACTGGCGGACCTGGTTCGGGAAAAGATATCATAATACGTGAGGCTATACCACATGGTACTTTTACTGAGTTAAATACAGTACAAGCATTTAATTATTTGGCTGATAAAAAACGTCTTTCTGAGAAGTCATCAGATTCACGTAGAGAAGCCTTAAGAAATCGAGAATGTCTCGTTATAAACGGTCCTACTGACGATTACGAACGTATGGATTACATTAGAGAAGAACTTGAAGACCTAGGTTATCAGATAATGCCGATTTTCGTTCGTGTGTCTAATGAAGCGAGTAAAGAAAGAAATGAAAAGTTAAATAGAACAATATCCGAATCAATTAGATATGATAAATGGCAAAAATCAAATACTGTATTAGAGAAATTTGTATACGATTGGGATAATGATTCACAGTTTAAAACTATTCTTTTTAATAACGATGGTGAACTAGAAAGAGTACAGGAAGAACTTAAAAAAGTTAGAAAACAGATTTTTGAATTTGTTGAAGATAGAGATTGGTATACTAAAAACGAAGTTGCGTATCATTGGCTTGATTCACACAATAAATTAGATATCAATGAATCTTTTAATTACTTTGTTACAAAGGAAAGTTTAAATGAAAGCAGTAAAAAACTGGATAGTAAACACATTCAAATTAAAACAATCGGCAAATATAACCCAGGACTTCTTGCCCCAACAAGTACCACACCCGACAATAGACCAGGTGCTAACGGTATCGGAAAGAGTGACGAACTCAAAGGCGGTACCTACCCTAGAAAGAACCCTAATGGATATTCAATTGCCGGTGGTTCAGGACCAGGCGCCTATGCCGCCACAGAAGAAACGCAACCCACGCTCAAAATCGCAGGCGCCCCGAAAATCAAGAACTTCAACAAAGACGCCAACATCGAAAAAATCCTCAAAGGTAAAGGCGTAGGTAATCCAGTAACTGGGGGTAAAAATACTTTAGGCAATGGCCTTGGGGATACATTCAGTTCACGTTCAGGTACTCAAATGGGTCTTGGAGAACATAGTTTTAGTGCTTTTAGAAAGCAGGCAGAATCAATAGATAGTCCAGGTGAAACTCCTTGGGGTGTCTCTGGTAATGCAACCGGCGGTATGGATAAAGAAGGTATGAGAACATACAAAGATAAGGACCATATTGAAAAAATGGCCCCAACAGTTAAAAACAAAAACAAGAAGAAACTAGGAGTAGTATAATGTTCGCAAAAGACAAAATATCACAATCAATGATTAATGCCGTTAGTTCTATAATGAATGAAGCGGAAAAATCAGAAGATTCTAAGCCAACAGGTAAAAAACCTGACTGGCTTCTTGCGGCCGAGTTGAGGGCTGAAAAGAAAGCAGGTAAACTTAAAGAATCTGAAAAGCTCGATGAAATCGATGCTAATGCTATTTTAGGTATGGCTAAAAAAATAACGCCTAATGCAAGAATAGTTACTACAGATCAAAAGAAAAAAGAACGTGAAGAACTTGATGCTAAGAGAGCAAAAGAAGCCGAAGGAAAACCAAAATCTACCGGTTATGTTTCTCCTGAGACTAAAGATTTTGGTAAAAATAGAGGCTATGGTCAAGGTCGTTATATGGGAGACTCAGTAGAAGTTAATGATGAATTAGTTGAAGCTGAAAATGTTACGACTGGTAAAGTTAAAAAAATTGCCGATAAAGAAGCATTAAAGATTGCTGATAAAGAAGTTGGTAAACATGAAAAATCAATGCACGACAAACAATCAGATTTACTTAAAAAAGAATCAGACCAAAGATTCATTGATGCTGTTACAAAAGTAATTTACGGTGGTAAAGGCGTTATGGTTGACGAAGATACATTATCCGAAAAGAATTGGATTAAAGGTGCTATCAAGCATCCTGGTGCATTGACAGCCGCCGCTAAAAAAGCAGGTGAATCTACTTCTGAATATGAAGAAAAACACAAACATAATTCTGGTAAAACAGGTCAACGTGCAAGACTTGCATTGACACTTAAAAATTTAAAAAAAGAAGAAATTGAAATAGCTGAGAAAGACGAATTGCGTGACCGTATCGGTACAAATATTGTTAACAAGAAACCAAGAGAAGGTCAGACTGATTTGAGAAATATTCCAGCCGGAAATAGACCAGATGGTAAAAATAAGTTCTCTCAAAGTGAAAGAGATTCTCAACCAACTCGTTTGAAAAATAGCATTAAAGCATCATTAGGCAAACACAGTAAACCTAATTTACCGGAAGAAGTTGTAACGGAAAATACAACTCATGCCGCACATTTCGAAGATCCAAAAACTGGCGAGTGGAAAGCAATGGCATTAATTAATGCGAAAGATGATAGAGAAGCTATTGCAAAAGCTCACGATTTAAATAAATCTGAAGCATATGACAAATACAGATTATCATCTGTAGAAAAACATGAGCCAATCAAAATGAAAGAAGAGACTGTTAACGAAGTCGAAGATGCATTTACTGCATATAAAAACAAAAGACCTAGTGAACTCGGTAGACATCTAACAAGAACACATGATTCTAAACGTCTTTCTGATACAAGCGTAATGTACACTAAGAAACACGGCAAAGACTTAGAGTCCGCTAAAGATGCTGGTGATGCACATAATGCAAGTGTATTCGCTAAACAAAAAATGAAAAAAGAAGAGAATGAAAATGAAGGTCTTGCGGCTGAAGCTACAACGACTCATTATTATGACAAAAATGGTAAAAAGACTGGTTTTAAATATGAAGGTGATTGGGTTAAAAAAACAGACAATAAAGACGGTCGTGGAAAAGTAACTAATATGGCTGGTCGAGGAATGCAAAAAGCAAAAGAACTTGCTAAAGAAGATGCTCAAACATATGTTAATGATGATGATAAACCAAAAACAACAGATACTTTAGCGGGTCGTATAAGAGTACCTAAGAAATTTGATAATCAACATATCAGTCGTAAAGTTGAATTGAAAGCAGAAGAATCACATCCTGATGCCGATGAGGATAAAAAACTTATTGCAAAAATGATTAAAAAAGATGATGCAAGAGAAGAAGCAAAAGATAAAAAAGAAGATGTTAAAATGATGAAGAAAATCATGCACAGAGAAGAAACTGAATTTGAACACATTCACGGTGAACATTTAAAAGTACATTCTGGTCCTCACAAAGGTAAAGAAGGTACTTTGGATGATATTCATGGTCATATTTTTGAAATTAAACCTCATGGTGCAAAATCTGAAAGAGAACATATATATGTACCACAGCATCACACAACAATTATTCATCAAAACAATGAAGCGTTTCATGGACCTGAAGCAGGTTCTGGCACAGGCGATTCACCAATGGTAACTAATAATTCTAAGCCAGTTAAATTGGCCAAATATCTTGCAGTTAAAACTGCTGATAAAATGAAGAATGAAATGCTTGGGAAGATGACTAACTAAGGTTAACAATGTCTGAAAAGTTTAACAAAGTTAAATCAATATTGCAAAGACCGGCTCGACCAAAGAAATTTGGTACGGACCCAATGGAGCCTTGGTCTGCAACTAATCAAGTATCTGAAGATTCTATCAAAGGCCAAAGAGCAGGCACACTTGCCAGATATCTAAAGTCTAGAGGAATTAATCCTATATTCGTTTCTAAGAATCAAAGAATTGCCCACACAAAATCTGATTCTTATAGAAAATGGATGAGGGATCATATGTTTGAAGAAATAATTGAACCTAAAAATCCATCCGATGAGGAAATGTCTCATGCAAACAAAGCAAGAAAACAACCTGCT